CTACTACTTCTACAAAAACAACTAAAACCACAGGTGAAGATGAAAAAGGAGAGTATGAAGATGTTACTACGGAAACAACTACAACTACAGATAGACATGGTGATGGTAAAGATTTAACATGGGAAGAACGTAGACAGATAGCTATAGACAAAGGTTGGGTAAAGCCAGATATAAGTTTAGAAGAGTATATAGCTAAAGCGGAAAAAGACTTAAGTGATACTGAAGTAACATCTAGTACAAAAAGAATATACAAGCCAAAAACAGAAGAGACAAAAAAAGAACCAGAGCCACTAGAACCTAGAAACATTGCAACATTGTTAAATGAGTATAGAATAAAGAATAATGTTGATATGACTTATTATGATCCAGAGAAACCAGGAGGAAGAGGAAGACATACTCCAGAAAGTTATTACGAGGAAAATAAACATTTTAGAGATTGGGTTGAAGCACAACAAAGAGAAGCGGTAAACGCCGGTCAAGAGAGACTTGATGACAGCGTATATGATGATGTTAATGAAGGAACTAATATAACTAAAACACCTGAAAACAAAAATGGAACATCAATGTTTAAAAAAGTACCTCATCTAGTTAATAAAGTCAAAGCAAAGATAAATGGCTAAGAAAGATAAAAAGAAATTTAAAGACACAAAAGTAGGAATTTTTTTAAAAGAAAAAGCTCCTGCTTTTTTAGATACTGTAGGCGAGTTTTTACCAGATCAAGGTGGTTTAGGTATAGTAAAAAACCTTATATCAAGTGATTCTAATATTGAAACTAAAGATAAAGAAACTGCTTTAAAACTTTTAGAACAAGACATAGCTGAGATGAATAATATCTCAGAGAGATGGGCTAGTGATATGAAGAGTGACTCATGGCTGAGTAAGAACACTAGACCTATGACGCTAATATATCTTACTTTAGCCATGACAATATTTATAGTATTAGATTCAACAGTACTATTAGAAATTAAAACGGGTTGGGTTTCGTTATTAGAAGCTTTACTTATTACAGTTTATGTAGCATACTTTGGGTCTAGAGGCGCTGAAAAAATAACTAAAATAAAAAATTAAAATGGGAACAACTAAAGTAGATATAAGTGGAGTAATAGGAAACATGCAAGCAGAACCTAGGGTTTTTGCTCACGATGCTATTCCAATAAATGTTTCTGACTTTGGAAATTTACTAATGCCAGATCCTACACAAGGAGAAAGATCATTTAATAGGGGTTGCTGTATATATGTTGGTGTAGAAAGTAATATAGAAGTACAAATGGAGAGTGGTAGGTTATGCACTTTTAAAAGAGTAGCACCTGGTAGTTTTTTACCTATATTAATTATAAAAGTAATTGCCGCTGAAAGAATAAATGAAGATGGTTCTACTAGTAATGTTAGTGATGGTGATCTAGTAAGTCTTTGGTAGTATGTGGTTAAGTAATGGATATATAATACCAATAACTATAAGACAAAGAAATCAGGCAGCTAATTATATACCACCGCCTGAAACATTTTTTATAGAATTAGAATCTGGTTTAGGTTTTGTTGAACTACAACAAACTACGTTTTTAGCTTTAACTGAAGAAGCTCCTTAAAAATTTAATAATGGCGAATAAGAAGATAAGTGGATTTGACGATCTAAGAAAAACACCTCAAGGTACTGGAGATGCTGACATAACATACGTTGCTGGTTTTGCTGCGTTTGGTACAAATGATGCTAATACTCCAAATGTTAACGTTCAGTTTTCTGGAGCTGAATTAATAGTATCTTTACAAAAGAAATTAGATTTATCACTATTTCAAACAGGTATATTACCAGCGACTAGAGGTGGTACAGGTTTAACTAGTATAACCACTTTACAAAACATAAACGTGGATTATGCTACTGATGTTAGTGGTGTCTTACCTGTTGCTAACTGGTTACCAACTGGTGGAACGGTAAATCAATATATAGATTATCAAGGTAATTGGCAAACAATAACTACAGGATCTAATTATCAAGCGGGTGATGGTATTGAAATAGATGTTAGTACAACACCTGATACTATAAAAGCTAGTTTAAAAGCTAATGGTGGTATTGTTTTTGAAACAAATAGATTAGCGTTAGATCTAGGTGCTACATCAATAACAGGTACATTAAAAGTGTTAGATGGTGGTACAGGTTTAAGCACTATAGGAAGTGTTGGAGATTCTATTAGAATAAACTCTACTTCTACAGGTTTTGAATACTATACACCTACTGACAATGATACTACGTATACATTAGAAAATTCAGCTGGTAGTAACTTAATAAATCTAAAAGATTCTACACCATCATCCGCAGGTCAAGTTCAATTTACAGCTGGAACAGGTATAACTTTAGACAACACGGTAGCTGGAACTATACAAATAACTAATAGCTCTCCAAACAATCCTGACTCTTATGGGCTTTCAGCTACTACAGGTAATAACCCAAATATTAATTTACTTAAAAACAGTAGTACTCCTGCTGGTACTGTTAATATAGTAGGTGGATCTAACGTTACTGTAGATGGAGGAACTGTTTTACCTGGTACTATAACTATTTCATCAACTGGTGGTGGTGGTCCTGAAGCCTTTACTACTTTAACAACTGACGCTACAAGTGGAGAAGTTGAATGGGATTTTGCTAATGACGGTGTAAATATAGAATTAACACCTGTAGCTGGAAAATTAAATAATATCGTTATGAAAAACGGTACTTTCCCAGACAATGGATCTCATGGTTACCTAGTTTTAAATCCAACAAATACTACTGCTTTTCAATTACCACCTAATTCATTAATATTAAACGGTGATGTATTTCCTAATGGTACTAATCCTACTACTTATGAATATGTATATGATGGAACTAATTTCTATTGGGAGAAACAATCTAACTTGGTAGCGCCAATATATCCTCCAGTTAATCCATTCCCTACTCAAAACTTAATAGGAGTTTGGGATCCTGAAACAATTAACCCCGCATTTTTATTAGCTGGAAACCCTTATGACGATGCTATTGTACCGGATGATCCTGGTAATGCTGGCGACATACAAGTAAATTATGGTATTGGTAACGGTGCAACTTGGACAAATAGTTACACGGTTAACAATATCATTGGAGACATGACAGCTACTAGTAACCCTGCTAGTTCAAGTACTAGTTACAAACCATCTTTTGTTAAGAATGATGTAGGACCTTTAAAAGAACAAACATATGATAGTACTACTACTCCACCTGTTTTAGTTCCTAATCCTACTTCATTAGCTTCTGTTGTAAACACTCAAGCGTTTTATTTCCAAGACTTAATCGTAACAGGAACTGGTACTTATACAACTGTAGGTTCAGATATAGAGGTTCAAAATGGTAGTATAGACGTTTCAAGAGGAGCTCAGTTTAAGATTACTAGCGATGGAACCGATATAACAGAAATAGAAGTAACACTTGGAGGCGATGGATATAGTATTGGAGATTTAATACAAGTAGATTTAAGTAGTAGCTCTATAGCTTCTGGTGAGTTATATATATTAATACAAGGTCCAATGTTGGATGGGTTAGCTGCAATACAGTTTGGTTATCCAGAACAAGCAGAGTTTGGTGCTGAAATATATAACCAACAATATGGTTTTTCTTCAACAGCGTTTAATACAGCTCAAAATAATATTAAAACAGTTATGATGTGGGTATATGGAGCTTTTCCAGATCAAAGTACTTACAACTGTTTGTTTGATTGTAGAGATTCTACCGGTAGTACAGATGCAGAAGCAATGTATATAAATGGTTCAACAGGTACTACATTCTTATATAGTCCAACTGCTACATTTACTAACTTTCCAAAATGGAGAGACTACTCTTCTGGCGGAGGTTATAACGCAAACAATCAATGGACGTTTTTAGTATTCACTTATTTTCCTAATGGTAATAGTAGTTTTGTAGCTGGATTTTTTGCTAATCAAGATACGGTTGATAATAAAGCTCCTACATCACCAGGTGGAACTAATATAAACAATTGGGCTTATCAAGGTACTTTAGGAACAGAGACAGTAGGAGTAGACGAAGATGGATTCTGTACACAAGTATTGAGTGGTTTTAATCTAGATGAAGACGAGTGGGATGATTTTCATATAGGAAACTCAGCTACTGAAAATGAGGGATTAAGAGCTAAAATTGGTAAATTTGCTTTATATAATGCAATAGTACCAGCAACGGATATCTTGCAAGCGTGGAATGCTTCAAAAGGATATTACGGAATAACATAAACAATAATTAAATTTAATTAAATGAAAAAAATAGAAAAAGAAGAATTAACAAAAATCAAAGATCAACAAATGAAAACCGCTACTATACTAAATGAGATAGGTTATTTAGAAAGTAGAAAACATCAGTTACTTCATGATGTTGCAGGTTTAAACGACACTATAAATATCTACAAGAAAGAACTTACTGAAAAATATGGAGATATAAACATAAACTTAGAAGATGGTTCTTACACCCCTGTAGAAGAAACTGTAGCAGAAAATGTCTAGTGTAATTAGAAAAATTAGTATAGGTTCTGATTACAAAAACGATGCAATGCATTATTCTATTGGTCAAGAAGTTTATGGTGGTCATGTTATATGCGATATTATACACGATAAAGAACAAGATAGTGAATACTCTATTTACATCAAAAAAGATAATGAAGTGTTACCTTGGAAAAAGTTCAATCGTAATATGGCAATAGCTGTTGAATTTGATTTAAAATATTAATGAAAAGTTTATATAAATTTATTATAAAGCCTTACGATCAAAGATATGATAATGTCAAACAAGTTGATGGTAAGGAATTAATATTAAATTCAGATATATCAGAATTCAAATATGTAAGTAAGAAAGCTGTGGTTGTTTCTACACCCACGGCTTTTGATACTAATATAAAAAAAGGTGACGTAGTATATGTTCATCACAACATATTTAGAAAGTGGTACGACCAAAAAGGTGTTCAAAGAAGTAGTGGAAGTTATTTTAAAGACGATTTATATTTTGCTTCTATAGATCAAATATATATGTACGAAGGTAAATGTCATTTAGATTATTGCTTTGTTAAACCAATAAAGAATACTTCAAATCTAAGAACATCAAAAGAGAAAGAACACTTTGGTATATTAAAATACTCTAATAAGCTCTTAGAAGCTGTAGGATTAGTACCTGGATCGCTTGTTATATTTACACCAAACTCTGAATTTGAGTTTATTATAGATGGTGAAAAATTATATTGTATGAAATCTAAAGATATAGCGGTAACTTATGAAAGTCAAAGAAACTAAAAAAAGAATTATAGACGCTGGTCAAAAAGCTATAGAAGAATTAATTAAGGTAGCAAAAGAAAAGATCGTAGACTCAGACGACGATGTAAGCGCTGACAGACTTAAGAACGCTGCCGCTACTAAAAAGCTAGCTATAATGGACGCGTTTGAAATATTAACTCGTATACAAGAAGAAGAGGAAATGTTAAGTGAAAAACCTAAAGAAGCTAAAGAACAAAAGGCTTTTAAAGGTTTCGCAGAAGGGCGTAGCAAATGAGTTATCAACAAACGTTGTATAAAATAGTTGAAGAAGCTGTTAATCCATCTATACTAAAGAAAAAGAATAGGTTTAAAAAATGGGAATACGGTTATGATCCTGAATATGATTTTATAATAATTAGTAAAACAGGTAAAATTGGACAGGTTATTGAAATACAAAATCTTCGCATCGCATTACCAGCAGAAGAAGAACCTTTTAAACGAAGCGATAATAAAGAGGAACAATACTGGGAAAGACAAGAATATCCCAAGGAATTAGCGAGAATTAAAAGTAGATTTGATTGGGAAGAGTATCCATCAGATTTTAAAGAAAAATGGTACGATTACATAGATGAAGAATTTAAACACAGAGAGTTGGGTTATTGGTTCTATAATGGTGGTTTGGCCACTTATATTACTGGTACTCATTACATGTATTTGCAATGGTCAAAGATCGACGTCGGAGCTCCCGATTATAGAGAGTCAAATAGACTCTTCTTCATATTTTGGGAAGCATGCAAGGCAGATGATAGATGTTATGGAATGTGCTATCTTAAAAACAGACGGAGTGGATTTTCTTTTATGTCCTCAGCTGAACTTGTCAACCAAGCCACAATATCTTCAGATGCCCGATTCGGCATCCTTTCAAAAACTGGATCAGATGCTAAGAAAATGTTCACAGATAAAGTTGTCCCGATATCCGTTAACTATCCGTTTTTCTTCAAACCAATCCAAGATGGTATGGATCGTCCTAAGACCGAATTGGCATATAGAGTCCCAGCTTCAAAACTTACTAGACGAAAAATAGAAAGTAACGAACAACTTAGAGAACTACAAGGTCTTGATACAACTATTGATTGGAAAAATACAGGAGACAACTCTTACGATGGTGAAAAGCTAAAGCTATTAGCTCATGATGAAAGTGGTAAGTGGGAAAGACCTGATAACATATTAAATAACTGGAGAGTTACAAAAACTACATTAAGGCTAGGATCAAGGATAGTAGGTAAATGTATGATGGGCTCAACTTCAAATGCTTTAGAAAAAGGTGGAGACAACTTCAAACAACTATACTACAATTCAAACGTTACAGAAAGAAATAAAAATGGACAAACAAGTAGCGGACTCTATTCTCTCTTCATACCTATGGAATGGAATTACGAAGGATTCATGGATACTTTTGGACTACCTGTATTCACTACGCCACAAGATCCAATCAAAACAAAGCAAGGTGGAACAGTTACAAGAGGAGTTATCGATCACTGGGAAAACGAAGTAGAAGGATTAAAGAATGATCAAGATGGTTTAAACGAATATTACAGGCAGTTTCCAAGAACGGAAGAACACGCTTTTAGAGATGAAACAAAAAGTAGTTTATTTAATCTATCTAAAATTTCTTGGGTACCACCTAAAAATTTGCAAAATAGAGTGATTATAAAGAATGGAGTTAAGTATGCTGGTAACGAACACCTTGGAGCATTTGGTTGTGATTCTTACGATATTAGTGGTACTGTTGATGGCCGCGGTTCTAAAGGAGCGCTTCATGGACTAACTAAGTTTTCAATGGAAGACTGCCCGCCTAATCACTTCTTTTTAGAATATATAGCTAGACCTGAGACAGCTGAAACATTTTTTGAAGACGTACTTATGGCGTGTGTTTTTTATGGTATGCCTATATTAGCTGAAAATAATAAACCTAGATTATTATACTATTTCAAAAGAAGAGGTTATAGAGGTTTTAGCATAAACAGACCTGATAAAATTTGGAACAAGCTTTCTACTACTGAAAGAGAAATAGGTGGAATACCTAACTCAAGCGAAGATATTAAGCAAGCTCATGCTGCTGCTATAGAATACTATATTGAAAACTATATTGGGGAATTAGAAAACGGATATGGTGATATGTATTTTAACAAAACTTTAAATGATTGGAGTAAATTTAATATTACTAATAGAACTAAATATGATGCTTCAATTAGCTCTGGACTGGCGATAATGGCTTGTAATAAGAATAAGTATCGACCAGTACCTCTTAGGGAAAAAAGAGCTAACATAGACTTAGGAATAAAAAGATACAATAACAAAGGATCTATATCACAAATAATCAAATAAATGAAGAAAATTTTAACAAATAGTTATAGCACTTTTCCAGATCAGGTGGTACCTGATGAGGTAAAAAACAGTTGGGACTATGGTATGAAAGTTGCCAAGGCTATTGAGGGTGATTGGTTTAGTGGTACTAGATCGGGAGTTGAGAATAGATGGAACAGCAACTTTAATAATTTTAGATTACGTAGATTATATGCAAGAGCAGAACAACCTGTTCAAAAATATAAAGATGAATTAGCAATTAATGGTGATTTAAGCTATTTAAACCTAGATTGGAAACCTGTTCCTATTATACCTAAGTTTGTAGATATAGTTGTTAACGGCTTGGACGATAAGCTATATGATATTAAAGCT